CCGATTAAAGATGGTGTTTATACTAGCTACTTGTTTGCTTCAGGGGCCTTTGGTTGGTCTGAACTACCAACCCCTCGTGCTGCTGAAACTGGTCGTGATGCGTTACGCTTCCAAGGGATTGATTACTTTATTAGTCGTCGCCGCTTTGTGCTTGCTCCACAAGGAATGAGCTGGAACGAATCAGCATTCGCAGCAGATAACCCAACTAAGCCTTTCCCTGGCATGGAAGACTTAGCAAATGGTAAATATTGGAATCGAGTATTCGATCCTAAGATTATGCCTTATGTTAAGTTCACAACCACTGACGAAGCGATTAAGAAAGCCACAACGACACCAGCGGCACCTACTAAGTAATGAGGTGATTTAATGGCTGAATTAGATGTTACAAACGATATTCAACGTATGCAAACTTTATTAGGTGTTGAATTAGACGATGCTGATAAAGGACGAGTTGAAGCTTATATCGTGCAGGCTAAACAAGCCATTATAGTTTACATTCGCAAGTATCTTGATGATGATACGTTCCCAACTGAATTGAATTATCTAGTGGACCAGTTGACGTTAGCAAAGTACAACAAGTTTCATAATGAAGGTATGAACAGTATTTCAGAAGAAGGATTGTCAATGTCTTTTAATTCAAATGACTTGAAAGATTATTTACCTGATATTGAAGCTTGGATTGACTCTACTGGTAAGAACGATGATTTAACCGGTAATGCAATAGGGTGGTTCTAATGCGATACGACAAGACAGTTTACCTTATTACTGAAACTGCTAACGATGGCGATGATTTAAACTTTGAGGGTCCTTCAACGGCTACTAAAGTAAAAGCCAACGTTAAGCGTACTAATTTAACGCTTGGTAACGGCGAAATGTATGACGCTACAATCGTACGTGTTTATGGAGAATGTGAAGCTGATAAAATTGGGCTTTCAGACTATGACCCTAATACAGGTAATAACGCTCATAAGATACAGAAAGTTGGACGACACTTTAAGCGGACTGACTTTTATATCATCAACAGCGAGGTGATTTTCAATGCCAAATGATAGCTATGAGAATCTACCACGAGTTAATTTCAGTGTTAGCACTAAAGAATTTGAATTGTTAAGAGCTGAAGCACAAGCATTAGCACGTATGGGAATGCCAGAAGCAATGGCAGAGTTCAATCGTGAATATGCACGTGCTAAAGCGGCAAGCAAAATCTTTATTCGTAATGCGGCAGCTGAGGAAGTTGACGAAGCCCAAAAGATTGAAAGTCAAAAAGTGGGGCATAGCAAAAGTGGTTATGTACCGACTGGTACCTTGCAAGGTAGTATCACACCCGAATTTAGCGAAGATGGTATGAAAGTTAGCGTTGTACCGTTAGCAACCTCTGAGGACGCTGACGAAGCTCGAAAGCAGATTAAGCAAGGCGCTAAGAAAGTACGCAAGGTAAACAAGCCCTCAAAGAACAAAGACGCTTATTATTACGGTACAGCGGTTGAGTTTGGTAAAGGGCATAATCCTAAAGAACCGTTCATGAAACCAAGTGGCGAAAAAGTAGCTGCTCGTCTTGATAAGAAGTTTGAGGATACAATGCGACAAGCATTAGAGTAGGAGAGAATATGGGACCAGAAGCAGACCTTATCAAACAGGTTAAAATGGCTCTTCACCAAGTAAGGGCACCCGTTTTTTATGACGGGCAAAAACACGATGCTAAATATCCACAGGTGATTATCGATTTTAGCAATATTCAGAATGAACCTTGTTCTTACAAGGGGATTGAGGAAACTAAGTTAACAATATCTGTTGATGTTTATAGCAAACCAGAACGACTTGATTTATTACTAGATGTAAGTAATCAAGTTAGAAATATTATGCAACGAATAAAATGCGCTCACTGGCAATCGAGATTTGATGATTACAGCGGGCGCATTTTAGATGATGAGTCATATCAAGGAGAGTCGCTTAAAAGGGCGGCTTTTTTGTTTGATTTTATAGTTTATGCAATTTCAAGAAGGGAAGTTGATTAATTATGCCAACAACAATTGAAAATCGCAAATTAGATATGAAGGATTTCCACAAAGCAGATTTGATTATTTATGGTATTAAGTTGCCCTGGGATAAGCCAAGCGACTTAATTCGGATGTTAGGTCAGCAAGCAGCGACTTCAACAACCATGACCCCCGCAAGCACCAAGTTGACACTAAAAAAGGGTACTGGTCAGTTGCCAGGAGCATTATCCGAAACATTCGTAGTAGATTCATACTGGCAAAACTTAACTGATGATTTGTATCTAGGATTAAAGCGGGTTGTTCGTGAAGGACTAAAGGTAGGCATTTGGCGATTCGATTTTAATGGAAAACGTGATGATCCAGAGGCTCCTGGTCAATTTGTTGTTCCTGCTACCTTTGCTCAAGCATATCCTAATGGGATGCCTGATACAGAAACAGTCAACAACGTTTTGCACTCTAACATTACTTACAACGTTGATGGTGAATCTCAAGAAGGGGTCACTAAACAAGCTGAATTGGATCCAGCTATTTATAAGGTTGGACTACAAATGTATGACTTCGCCCACAATACTGATTTTGGTGGAACCGCAGATCCACAACTATCACCAATGGACCAATATATGCAAGCTCGCGGGACAACGACTAACACTAACAGTTCAGCTCCAAAAGCATAAATATTAGGAGGAATTTTTAATTATGAAAGCATTGACTATTAACGGTACTACTTACGAACCTAAGCTTAATTATGCATTCTATCGACAAACTCGCGATGACGAAGAATTAAAGAGCAATAACCAAGATGGTTTTTCGAGTTTGGTCGCTGGCTTGATTGATGAAAACGTTGATATGGTTGTTAAAGCTTACTATCATTCATTAGCTTATCTTCGGCGTTCTCAACCAGCAGAATCAACAATCGAAGAAAATTTGGAATCGCTAATTTTTAATAGTGATGATGAGACTAACAAGGCCTTTGATGACATTATTAATAGTCTGAAGACTAATGGTTTTTTAGCTCGGAAGTTATCCGAATACGTGAAGAACAACGAAAAGAACGCGGACATCGTTCAGGATCAATTAGAAAAGATGAAGGACGAAGAAAAACGGCAACAAATGCAAGTGGGCTTAGAACAAATTCAAGAGGAAACCAACAAACTCAAGAAGCTTTTGACGCCTACCGACTCATCGCCGAAGCAAGACGGATTGGACTCACCCCCTTCCGAATTAAATGATTTATCTCCAAAAGAATTTAAGGCAGTTCAGCGTGGCTATCAGCTCCAACTGGCTGATCAGCGGCATGAAACAATTACTGCTAGACAAATTCCGCAAAGAACAGCTTCACCAGATGCAGTGAATAATGCTGTGCTTGATCAAATTTACGAAACATTAACGCAACGAAATGATGAGCTGATGGATAAGCTCAATAAAGCAGATCAACCAGCAAAATTATCTAACAAGCAACAATTGTTTATACAGCTTTTACAACAAGGAAAGGAGGATAACTCATGAGTAGTGCAGTTGTAGAGAAAAACTTTGTGTGGCGTTTTATTGATAAGGTTACACAAGGCGTTAAAGAGGCCAGAAATGCTATGCAAGAAGCCGAAGAAGCTGCAAAGCAAACTAGTAATGAAGTCTCTGAAACGAGCAATAAGTGGACCAATTATGGTAATAAAGCCAAAGAGTCAGCTGAAAAGGCTTCAAATAGTTACAAAGAATATAAGGACCAAGTAACGTCTTCAACAACTGTCATTAAAGAGCAACTATCTTCTTTGAACGAAAAAGTAAAAGCTGTTCCTAAAGAGCATTGGACAAAAATCAAGGCCAAGATTGAAGATAGTAATTTAGGCAAGTTTGCTAGAAAAGTTCATGATATTCCTAAGTCGCACGAAACGACTTTATCTATTAAAGATCGTCTTAGTAACCAGCTAAAGAAAGCGCAAAACCAAGTTAACGATACTAAGAAGTCGTTTTCTGATTTAAAAATGACAATGGCTGGTACCTTTCTTGGTGGTGCGGCTCTTGGTGGGATTTATGCTATTGGTAATGGTTTAAAAGAAGCTGCTGCCGCTGGTATGGAATTCAACACTGAACAGCAAAAGATGAATCAAACCTGGCTTACACTTACTGGTAATGCAGATAAGGGTAAAGCAATGGTCGACACTATTAACGAATTATCTGTTAAGACTGGTCAATCACGGGATCTTGTCAACGAGCTTGAACAAGGATTTTATCATCTACATTCACGAAAGAGTGAAGCTGATGATATGACTAAGGCAATGCTTAACATGGGGGATGCGGTTGGACTAACCTCGGACCAAATGAAGCAAGTTGAACAGGATATGGTTCATGGCCTTGCTACTGGTAAAGTTACTCAAGGTGAATTGAATCAAATTGGGATGTACTTCCCAATGATTGATGAGAAAATGGCTAAGCATTTCCATACAACCGTTAAAGGAATGCGTGATATGGCTTCTGCCGGAAAAATTACTGGCAAAGACCTTGAAGAAGTCTTTGAAAAAATGGGTAATAGTGGTAAGTACAAGCATGCTGTTGAAAACATGATGCAATCAATGTGGGGAATGGAACGGACGATTAAATCACAAACTCCCGCTTTGATTGGTGCTTTTGAAAAACCATTCTTTGAGATGAAAAGTCCGTTTTATGCGTCAGTGTCTAAGTGGATGTTAGATCCAGCAACCCAAAAGGGATTTCAGAACGCTGGTAAAGTGATGGCACAAGCTTTTAGTGGTGCGTTTACAGTAATATCTAGTCTTGTATCTCCATTTGTTAAACTTTATCAAGCTGTATCGCCAGTATTAAAACTGTTTGCAAGTGGCGTGTGGGCTGGAATGAAAGAATCATTTACTGTCATGGCCGGAGAAATTAAGTTGGTTTCAGACGCTTTCTCAGCTGTAATTACTTGGATTAGTAAATTCTTTGCTTACGTTGGAAAGATTACCGGATTATCATCTCAATTTAGCAAGTTCGGTGGTGGAGTCAAAGCACTTGGGGGAATATTTGGTGCTGTTCTTGGGCCTGTTATAGCGGTGAAAGGAGCCACATTAGCTTTGAAGGGGACGATGCTAGGGCTAAAAGCGACTTATTCAGTAATAAAAGGTATTGGTTCTCTTATTAAAACTACAATAGGAATCACTAAAATTTGGACTGCGGTAACAAAGGCACAAGCTGCTGGACAAAGCGTACTTAATGCTGTACTTAAGAATAATCCAATCGGACTACTTGTTGTAGCTATTACTGCGGTTATTGCTATCTTGGTACTTGCTTATAAGAAGGTTAAACCCTTCCATGATGCTGTTAATCGGTTAGGTAATTCAATCAAGCGATTCTTTACTGGTAAATCAAGTTGGGGTAAGGCTTTTGTTAAGCAATTAAGTGATATTGGTAAAGCGTTTGCTAAAGATGGTAAAGCGATTGTCGATATGGGTAAGAAAGTTATTAACTTCTTCAAGAAAGACTGGAAAGAGCTTCTACTATTTATTGCTAATCCGATTGTTGGTGGATTTGCGTTAGCCTACAAGAATATCAAGCCGTTTCGGGAAAAAGTCGATAAGATTGCTAAGGGAATCAAAGGTAGTTTCACGGGTAAAGCTGGCTGGGAAAAGTCGATTGGAAAGTTCTTCAAGGACGCAGGTAAATCTTATCAGCAGTATTCCAAGAAAATGGATAAACAACAAGAGCAGGCGCATAAACGACTAGTTAAGAAATGGAACGGTTTCTGGAATTTGTTAGCTAAAGGTGCTCGCAAGGGTTGGAGCAATATGAGAAAGCATGTTGCTAATGGAGTGAAAAATGTAAAAAAAGCTGCTAGTGCCAAAACAAAGAGTATTGAGAAAAATTGGGATCAAACTTGGACCAACATTAGTAACTTTACTCGTCAAGCTTGGAAGTTTATTAAACAACATTCATCTGATGGAATAACTAATATTCATAATGTTATTTCTTCGGGAGTAAGTGTTATTAATAAACTCTGGTCTGCTGGTTGGGATCTTTTCTCAAATATTTTCAAAGGTATCTGGGATGGGATTAAACAGGCAGCGCAAGATGGTATTAATGCGGTGATTGATATTATTAATGCTGGAATTGGTGGTATTGATAAAGTTTGGAGCTTCTTTACTGGTCACGGAACCGGAATAAAGAAACTAGGAAAGGTACATTTTGCTCAAGGTGGGACAGTTCATCGTCATTTATCAGTGATTAATGATGGGGATGGTCCTGATTGGAAAGAGCTTGTACAAATGCCTGATGGCGGTCTTTTTATGAGTCAGAAACGAAATTGGACTGGCTTTTTACCTGAAGGTGCCCGAGTATATAGTGGTGCTGAAACCAAAGCCATTATGGGAATGGCAGGGGTAGATCATTATGCAACTGGCGGTATTGTAGGCGCTAAACACTTCGCAGATGGTGGGATTGTTGACGATGCTATTGATTGGGCTAAAGGAACCCTTGATAATATCGGGAGTTGGATTGGCGATAAGATTGATGCATTAATGAACTTCTTAGACCATCCGGTTGAAGAAGTTAAAAAGGTGGTTGAAAAAGCTGTTGGCGGTATGTATAACAATGCCGCTAATTTTGGCGATTTGGCAAAAGGTAATTGGGATAAACTTACTGACAAAATGGGTGACTGGATTAATAAACAGCTCGAACCAGTATTGGATAAACTACTAGAAGCAAATCCTGGTGGTGCTGGTGTTGCTCGCTGGCGTCCATACATTTTGCGAGCCGCTAAACAACTAGGTGTTCAACTATCAAGTGGTCAAATCCAAAAAATGCTGACCCAGATTAACACTGAGTCTAAAGGAAATCCTAATGCAATTGGTGGAACTGATGGCTTATCTGACGGTCATGCAACAGGACTTCTTCAATTTAAACCAGGAACATTTCGCCATTGGGCTATCTCTGGTCATGGAAATATCATGAGTGGATATGACCAAATATTAGCTGCTATTAATTGTTTAAACAATGGTGGTGAAGGTGGCTGGGGTTCATTTGGGATTCCTGGACGCGGTTGGGCAACAGGGGGAGAAATTACTTCTCAAATGCTTGGCTGGGTTGGCGATAATCCGCAACATCATGAATTTGTTCTTAATCCATATGCTACAAGTGCTGAACCACTATTAGATAAGGCGTTTGAAGCTACTGCTCAAGCACAACCTGCTACTCAAGGAGTTAATAATAGTGGTAATTCTAAGTTAGACCAGATGATTGATCTGTTAGGTAAAGTTCTAGTTGCTATTGAAAGCCAAGATACTGACGTATATTTAGATTCGGAAAAGGTCAGCAAAAAATTAGGTCGAATTCAGGCCAAGAGATACTCTCTAACGAAAGGATAGTGAATAATAATTGATTCAAGTTTTTTCTAAGCGGGATGATAAGCCACACCACTATGGCTTTGCTGATATGGTTAATCCTCCATTCGATCCAATTGAATTTGCTATAAGTATTGATGAGGGTAAAACTTGGACTAGCTGCTACGATGTACCGTCGATTGATGGGGTATTATGTTATCGTGCACCAGATGTTCAAGTTTCAAAGCGGACGGATAACACTAAAAAGTTAGGCTTATCTGACGGTTCAAGATTAATGTCGACTACTTATGATAGTAGGCAGCTAAAAATAGAATTAATGTATAACGGAATCAATGAAAAAGACGCTATGTTAGCTTTTGAAGCAGCACAGCGTTTTTTAGTTGCTCGGGATCCGTACTGGATTACGTTTAGTAATTGGTCTAATCGTATGTATTATGGCACTGCTTCAATGGGTGAGGTAACTTATTCAGACGAAAGACATTGGACTTGTGAGGTAACCTTTACAGACTTAATAGGGTTAAGTCGTTCAATTGGGACTTCACAACAATATCCTGATGATGTGTGGGGAGTTAATAGCAATCTACCTGAAGGAATTGATCCGCAGTACACGTTTACTAATAGTGATTTTGATGTTTACAATTTATCGGATGTATTGATTGATCCCGAACGAAGAGGCCATCAATTTAAGTTGATTTGTCAGGGACAGTCTAGCGGTAATTTAAAAATTACTAATAAAACTACTGGAGATGTATTAACTAAAGCGAGTGCTTTCAATGGTACTTTTGTATTAGATGGAGTAAATCCTAAATTGAATAATGAAGGATGTCTTCTAGATACTAATTGTGGAGTTTTGACTTTAGAAATTGGAAAAAATGAATTTCATATTGAGAATTTTGCTGGGAAAGTAATGTTTGATTTTCCGATGTGGTGGTTATCATGAGTGATTTATATAGCATGGTTTATATTGAATCAGCGGATGGGAAACATGCCTTTCGTGTTGATTGGAATGATCTTTATAATTCGTTTAAGCGTAATTTTCAATTAAATTCAAATTATGAAATTTCTTTTACTTTGACATATACCGAACAATATAAAGACGTTTTTAACATTGCTAAAGAAAAATGTT